GGGGTCTTGGACATCATGTCTTTCTTGGCTATATACGACACCGTAAACTGCGCTTCAAGATACCGCTTGAAGTTGGCATAACCAAAACTCATGTTGGAACAGAATGACTTGAGCATACGCTCTTCAATGAAGAAGTCCACATGCCCTGCGGTGACACCGTGCTCGACCCGCCCCATAACTTCTGCGCGTGTGGTGTTCTTGTCTACCATCGAGCCGTCTCCCAAGTGCGCCAGTGGGCCAGCCTTCTCGCCATAACGCACCACCACAAACTTGCCTTGGTACTCCTGCACAAACGCATTGAGTACGTCCTCGGCACTGCGGTAACTGCCCTTGATGCTGCCGCGCTGGTGATTGATACGCTTGCGAAAACTCTCAATGATCTCTACCAACGGGAACTCGGCAATGCCTGCGTGCTCGCTGTTCATCAATATACCGGCGGCTATGGCACAGCCAACGCCTGCCATCCAGAATCGCTCATCGTTGGGCGCACGGTACTCGGTGTACATCTGACGCACAGTCTGAAGCACCAGCGTATCAACCGTCTCAATGTTGTCAACCATGTACTGCGCTAGGACAACACCGGCCACAGCGTAGTTACTGCTCAAAGACTTGATGATCTCGATCTCGTCCGCATCCCACTCAAGCTTCTCGTCCATGATGTATTCAAGCAAGCGGCGAAGCTCTCCCTCAGAAGCGTGTTTGCGTGTGCCTGTCAGGTAGTCCACGGCGTGGGTGTTTGATGACATGATCGCCATCGCTGCCCATGTAGACAGGTTCAAGCGTTCTTTGTTGGCTCCAGACTCCATGCGCTCTTTGCCGCGCCCCTCGGTCATACTAAGCAAGAAGGCAGGGAACCACTCAAACTCGTCGCGGTTCTTGCTCGTGATCTCATCCGTGATGAGTGGGTTGCTGTGCAAGAGGCCAAGCCTTTGTTGCATCGCAACAGGAGAAGTGCCTGCGCCTGTGCGGTAGTGGGTAGGGTGACCCCATATAGATGCAGCGCCCTCAAGCGCCAGTGACTTGCCCGTACCCGAGTCGGTCGAGGCACAGTGAACAGTCAAGCCGTGTAGCTTTGTGAAGCGCATCAGCGGTGAGCCAGCGCCCACAAGGATGATGGCTAAGTGATCCCACAGTTTCCTGCGCACCAGCAAGTCAATAAACCTGCGCCAGTTCTCCAGTGTTCCGGCAGGTTTGGAGTTCATTGTGATGTTCTCAAGGCCGGGCATCGGCACCTCGATTGGCTCTTTATTCGGAGAGTAAATCTTTCCGCCCCAAACATATGTGTCATTTGGTTGCCAGCCGCAGTGGTCGGGCACCTCAATGGGCTTCTTTTCGCTACTCATCTTCTCCACGCAAGCACGCACGTAGTCGTACAAGTTCTTGTCGTTGCCCGAGCCGAATGTAGCCATGACGTTTTGTTGTGCCAGCGCCTTGACTGTCTCGTCCTTGCTGACCACGGCTTTCTGCGGGAACGACACAGCCTGCACCTTGTAGTCACGTACCGCCAGCATATGCACAAGGTGCTCACCGTTATGGCTCAAGATGTCCACAGGGAACATATCGTAGGGCAACAGCATGATCTGACGCTTGGTGACTTGACCGTTAGCGTCTGAGTCTTCCTTCTCCATAAATACACCGCCACGTATACCGTATGCGTAGCCACGCGGTGGCTCGGGTCTGACGATCTGTTTGTCGCTGCCCTCAACCTTGATGGTGGTCTCGGCTGTGGTCACCGCTGTCTCACGCCCAAGCGCTAGCGGGTTGGTGATCTTGCCCCGATGTGGACACCCGTCACAGATGCCGGGGTTCTCTGAGTCAAACTTCACGCAGGGGTATGGCCCCTTGATCTCAGCCAACTTCTGATGCATACGCTCATGAGGGTAGGGGTGCAGGTCGGACAGCCATACTGCCGCCTTCTCCACATCCTCACACTTCTGTGCAATGCTCAACCACCCGCGCCACAACGGTTCCATGCCATCCTCGGTTGCGTTCTCAGCGTAGTACCTGAGTTGATCGCAGCCCACGCCATCCTTGGTCTTCTTGTAGATGTGCTTAAACTTCGTGACGCTGTTCTCAAACAGCTTGACTGTTGTCGCTGACAGTGCCATCTCAGGGCGCTTGCCCGGCAACGCTAGGTCGGTCTTACCCTTGGGAGGTATGGGTGGTGGTGCGTTCTTGAGTTGACTCTGAATGTGATTGGCAAGGTCGTGGAAGTCAAACTTGTCGCCCTCGGCTAGTATGCGCACTTGGCGCGGCGTAGCGTACTTGGCCTTGTTGTTGAACGTCTCAGGGATGCGTAGCACCCTTGCCGCATCTGCGGTCACAGTCATGTCGATACTCAGAGCTTCTTGTCTACACAGGCGCTTGAAGTTCTCGGCAACAGGCTTCCACTCATCGACCTCCACATCTTCTGTGAATGGCCAGTAGCAGTGCAGTCCACCACCTGAACTCACAATGTAGGGACTGCCTAAGAGGTCAATCCCAGTCTTGGCAAGGAACCCATCTAGCGCAAAGGCAGCAGCCTTCTTGTTCTCATACCCGTCCATGTCAATGAACAGGGAACGAATGTGGCGAGCGTTCTCTGCTGTGCGCTTACCCGACTTCTCAAATGTGGACAACGCAAAATAGATGTCCTTGTTCTGTGTAACCCACTTACCTACGGTTGGTTCTATCTCCTCAATATATTGAACAAACGTGTGTTCTTTTTTCTTTGTAGTTAGCTCTGCCGCGCAGTACAACCCGTTATCCGGAGACGGCAAAACCACCGCTAGAAATTCAAGCGGAGTCATGGGAATCCTTTGGGTTTAAGAGAACAGGTCGAGTTGGTTGGGGTCGCGCAGGGGGAAATCTTTTTCTGGTGCAACAGCAGTGAAACGGCGCAGAAGTTCGATCTGCCATTCAATAGGCGCACCGAATTCAGTGTCGTCCATGTACATGGCAAAGTACTTGATGAGTTCTTGATTACTTAAGGTACGAGGTTGTAGTGCTGACATATTTTTCTCCATGCTTCGTCGGCTGAGTGTGATTGTTGTAGGAATGTGAGAAGCGTATCAACGCGGTGCTCGTAAGCAGGGAAGATGTCACCACCCTCGAACCAGTTGTACACAGTCTGTCTTGACACACCCAACGCTTTTGAAATGCGAACAACTGAGAAGTTGTGATGCGCCGCCCACCGCCCAAGCTGATTGCCTTGAGTCTTGGGGGCACGCATGATCGCGTCGATTGTTTTTTGTGAGTAGGCCATAGTGCGGGGGCCAAAGCCCCCTTCTCCTAGTTATTCATCATCCCAGTCGGACACGATGTCAGCAAGCTTGCCCTTCTTGGCAGGCACAGCGGACGGCTTGGCGGCATCCTTGCGGACTTCGGGTTCATCTTCAGCATCGACCACAGGCTTGGCTTTGGCTTTGGCTTTAGCGGCAATTGGCTCATACGCGGGAGCGTCTTCTTCCTTGGTCAACTCACCCATAGGGCGTGCGCCAGCCAGCACCATTTTGGGAGCGTTGGCTTTCACGCCATCACTCTGAGCCACGGTCATAACGACCGCACGCTTGGCGTCTTCGGTCTCGCCTTGGGCTTTGATGACTTCGTACTCGTCGTCCGTCAACCAGCGCACAGGCTTAAAGTGCAGCTTGGGAGACTCAGCCTTGGTATCAAAGCGCATCTCGGTCACGATCTGCTCGGGGTTGACAGGAGGGTTCTGCACCGCCAAGTAGCGTGCATAGGCTTGCAGAGGACGCTTGTCGCCTTCTTCCTTACCGAACACCGAAGTGGCTGGTAGGGTCAACTGCATCACATCACCTTCAGGATTATTTGCCAGCACAACAGCTAAGCGCTGTTGGTAGCGGCAAGCACGGCTGTTGCCTTGACCTGAACCCGCGATGTTCTTGGGGCAACTCATGCAGGTTTCAGACTGCTTGTTATCCGCAGTGGGGTCAGGGCGCTCACCATCATTGCTCCAGCAGTCAGGGCCGGTGATGTTGTCAGCATCGTAGGATGCAGAGTAGAAGATACGGCTAACCTTGGGGGCAGCTTTCACAATGATGACTTCCAGATGGCGATCATCAATTGCGGCAATCTCTTTGCCACCAGCTACTAAACGAAACACACCACCCTTGATGGAGATGCGCTTGACGTTGGATACGCTGCCGCCTGTGAGGGCTTTAGCGGTGTCGGACAACTCGTTGTTACGAGCAAATGCAGGTACGTTTGCAGACGAAAAAAGCGTTATGTTTGTCATATAAAAAGCTCACTTGGTTGGTTTGGTGATACGGATTTCAAACTCAGTAACTGAGTTCAACCCCGGCGGTACAACCCCCGGGTTCTCTTCAAGAAACTGCGCCATGTTGGTCTGAGCAACACGCTTCTCCAGCAAGTCAACTGCGCTGTGCTCAAGGATGAAATCCTTGAACGACGACCAGTCGTTTGTGTTGTAGCGTGTCTTGAGCATCATGGACACAGTCCCAAAGGGACTCTTAATAGATGAGACGCCCAGCGCCTTCATCTGATCTTTAATTTCAAATTTGATTTCGTCTTGTTGACTCTTGAGTACTTCCAGTTTGGTGTCGTACTCTTGGGTCATTGTGTCGATTTCCATTTTTATCTTACGGTAAATCTTCACGAGTTTGTCGAGCGGAATATTGGTGTCTTCCATTACTTCTCCTGTTTTATTGTTTGTCTAAGGTTGGACAGTTTACACGTTTACGTTTGTTTTGCAACTCCTTTCAAGAATTTATTTCAATCTCAAACATTTGAGTTAGGAGTGAGTTCTCACTTACCTTTCCCTCCAATGCTTTGAACATCTTGCGCTCAATGGGTGAGCCTTGGATGTGGATGACAGTCACCTTGTC